AGGAATGTAAATCTCAAACGGAGCTTCATCGAAAGGCTCATTCTTTTCAGCCTTCTTTGCTGCCATTTCAGCCTTGTCATTCAGAACAAGCCGATAGCCGACACCGTTTGTGAACATCTTGTAGGCAAGATCAAAGTCCTTTGTCTGCTTGCCCTCACTCAGCATCATGGAATTGAGCTTTTCGATCTTCGCCGGTACATCCTCTTTGCTTCCGCGAGAGACATACTGAATCGGCTCACCCGCAAACTCCGATGCTTTGAATGTCACAATCTGGTTTGCGACGTTCACGACGATCTTGTTGTTGATGTCGCCGTTGACCTTCTTGACGCGGTACAGAATCGGCTGAATGCCGCGCAGATACTTTGTCAGGTAGTCTTCGTTGCTCCTGTTCTCGTTATGGACAATCAGAGCAGCGTTCAGAACCTTAAGCAGATTGCCGTCGGTTATTTCTTTTTCGTTCGTGAAAATCTGCTTCCGGCCATGAAGGTTGTAAGTCGGTGACATGACCTGTGGCGTGTCCTCAGACGAGTTATGAATCCCCTGAAGCTGCACTTCTCTTTCGGTTTCCTGAACAACTTCTTCGTTTGATTCGCCCATATCAGATCACCTTCTTCTCGTTACATTAAATGCGGAATCTTCCTCCGCCCTGCTTCGTTCCATCCGACGACGTGTTGAAGGAGATAACAACACGCCAGCAGTCGTGCGGCTTCATCACGAAAGGAGGCCACGCCCCAACATGCAAAGGGCGCAGACAAGGCAAAATGCCTTGTGCCAGCAAAAAACAGGTCATTAACAAAAAAATCGGGCCAGTCGCCTACAATCTGTAAGCAACTGACCCGTACAGGCCGTTATTCCCACCGTACAGTGGAAAACTCGTTGTATTACTTCACCATTACCGCCTGAAGACGGATGTTATGCCTTCTATGCCTTCGGTATCATGGTGTCGTATTTTACCTTGCCTTCAGCGATCTCAGTTATCCGAAGTCGCTGCCCGACCAATGAGACTTGAACTTTCTTTCCATCGCTCAAAATCTGATTGATCGTCTGAATGGCTTTTGGCGAAAGCGAAATCTCCTGTTTCAACTTATTCCACCGCCTATACTATTTTACACCCTATATCATACATCTTTATGCCCAACATGTCAACCTTTAACCACAATATATTGTGGTTATTTGTGCTATTTAACCCTATTTGTGTACAATTTAGCCCGTTTTGCGTTACCACGGGCGATGCACAATTACTGGTTTTGCCATTTGTCCGCGATCAACATAGTCAATGACCATAGCGCAGCAGTCAGGAGCGTCATCATGCTTCTTGCTCTTTTCGCTGTAAGTAAAAGAATAAAGGTTCTGCATAAACTGAGCATACACCTTATCCCTGTTACCGTCTTCAAGAAATATGATTCTTTCCCGAATGTCAGGTGCTTTTGCGATGATTCTGTCGTGCTTTCCGACTCCGGTGAAGTGGCTTGTGTTGATTGTCATATTTACACGCAAGCCTTTTTCTCTTAACTTTTTGTCTATGTCCTGACCGTAGGAAGCGGTCATTTTCGTTCCCTCGATCTTCATTGCGGTCACGTCATACTTCTCTACAGTCGAAACAATCATAGGCTGAGTCACCGTCTTGTCCTCATTACTGTACACGACGGCCGGTGCGAACAAATCTGTACCATACTGGACAATCACAATACCGGCCACAAAGTCGCCGCCGCCCCAAGACGGGTCGATCACCATGAACACTCTGTCAGGAGTCTCGTCAGGAAGAACACCGTTGTAGAACCGCATGTAGTCAGGCTGGAAGACAGCGCCTTCACGCTCTATCGGCTCACCCTGATACTGTGCGAACCATGATGCCAGATCGTTATTGCGCTCAAACGATGCTCTGCGCTGCTTATAAAACTCCGATGAGAAGCCTTTGTTGTAAAGATAATCAAAGTTGCTCTCGTCGTTTTCGTTCAGAGCCGGTGTGTTTATGTACCTCCACCTGACATTGCTGTAATGAGGATCGTTCTTCAGCAGATCAAGACGGATGCCCTGCGGATCAATCAGTGACCAGCGCGTTCCCATCCAGAGACGTTTTGCGGTTTCCTTTGCCCTCGGTATCATGTTGTTGTCTACCGTTGTCCAAAGGCTCTGCATTCGCGCTGCACTCAGAGCTTCCTCAATGCCTTCGCAGAGGTCATCCCCGATCAGATAGCCGTCGCAGTCGCAGGAGCCGTTCAGAGAGCCGTCAATCGACCGGCCGGTAAAGGAGGCATACTTTTTCTTCCTGTCAATGTTGATTGTCTTCTCATCGGCATTTGTTTCAACAAGTTTTCTTCCCGGTGCGACATCGCCGTACAGATAGGTGTTCGGGTCTGTCAGCACTTCTAGAATGCCTCGATAGAACGTCTTTACCGGCTTGTCCGAAAAAGAACAGTACAGATTGCTCCGCTCTGGACGCTTTCCCATCACCCATAGCAGGAACATCTGGACGATTGTTGTCTTCCCAATTCTTGGAGGGCAACTAAGAAACAGCTCGTCCAGTTTTCCGTCTTCCATGTCCTGCAACGCCTGTGCAATGTGCATCATGCACTTTCTTCTCGGAAGCCAGAACTGTTCCGCCGGTGGCCGGTTAAACTCCAACGCTTGCATAAAGCAGTCAAAGCTGATATCGGAATCATAGATCAGCGTCTTGTGGTACAGATCTACCGCATCCGCACCGCCGCGATTCTTTATATGCCATTTCGCTGACTTCCTGATCTGATTCGTGTTGCTGTGGTCATCTATGCTCCGAGCAATCTCAAACGAGTCTTTCAGGGCAGACAAGTCCCGCGCCCCACGCTCGATTAGTTTCAGTTCTAACTCTTCGGCCCGTGAAAAGCCCATCAGGGATCACCGCCTTTTTTGTTTTTGCGCGATTTTTTTGCATCGCAAATTTTTACTCGATTTCTGTAAGTTCACGCCACTTTTTTATACCTTCCTCGACTTTTGGCCGAGTATAATCCGTTATTCTTTTCGTGGCCCAAAGGTATTTGTACATTGTTGCTTTGTCAGTTTCGCAATATCTTCCAAGTGCTGTCAGACTAACTCCTTGATCGTAAAGCCTTCTGATATCAAGAACAGTCTCGTCGTTGGTGTATCTCCATTTTGATCTGTCTGCTTGCTCTCTGCTTTTTGAAAGAGTTTCCTGTCTCTTTGTTTGTGGATTCTCTGAAAACATCTTTTTTACGTCACCGACATCTATTCCGATCTTGTTAAGAATGTCTATAACACATGGAAGACGGTTTTCCTTGCATGTCGCAATCAGTTCAGCAGCTTTCAGATAATCTCTCTTTGTTAGTTCGTTTGCTTTTTCATCCACAGATATCACCACCAGCCTTTTTTAATTTTTGGCGGATTTTTCGTTCTGAAAATCCGTTTTCCAGTTAATTGCTTCTTCTTTGCTCATTACGCGAAAAGTCCAAAGGCATGTTGCAATGTCTTCCAGTCCGCCATAATCAAAGTGCATTACGCCGTTCAAAAACACAATATTACGGCTCCTATTCCACGTTTTGAAGTTTTCCATCATTTCACGAAACCGCTCTGGATTCGATTCCTTAATCCAATCAGGAATGTCACATTCGGTGAAATGGCAGTTATTCGCTTCCCATTGACCAATCATCCTGAATGCGCGATCCCGTCTGTTTTGAGCATCCCGCATTTTGTTTGAGTGCATTCCGGTTGGCTCATACCCGACAATGCGACCGTACTCTTCCAGAACAAAACTGATTGGAACGTCTAATTCCGATATTGAAATCAGCATATGCTTTACAATCGTCTTGTCATCAGCTCTTACCATCTCAGGTGCGCTGCCTGCGTTATTTTCTTCTGGTTCTTTCATTTATTATCCTTTCATATAAAATGCGCCCGGAAAGCGGTTACGGCACTTCCCGGACGCATACAATCAGGGCTTTCGCTCTGAACTGTCGTGTTTATAGCAAGTCCGTAACTCTTGCATATCCTATTCTATCCTGTCACGCACTTCGTTTCAACGGTTCTAAGTCATGTTGCCCGTTTTGTGTTCAAATCAACCGCAAACAAGATTGGCGCTGGAAATGGCAACCGAGAACGCAACCGTGCAACCTAACTCTATATATTTCTGTAATTTTGGAATACGTGCGTATTGCACCCGCTTATACGTGTGCTTTGTACGTGTATATTACCCTTATTATTATTTTTTATTATTTATTATATAATATTATTATTATACGGTTGCTAATAGTAAAGAAACCCAACAAATACGGGGCTTCATGCTGTCAACCGTGATCGACGACTTTGCTGGAACTCTGCCGGAACCGGTTAAAAATGTCCGGTTTGTGACTGGCAACCGTTGCCGATCATGTTGGGTGCGATTTTGCTTCCGTTTTCAGATAATGCAATCAGGGTTTGGTATGGCCGGAACCTTTACCTTGATTGGCTCACTATGTTCTATATCTAAGGCTCATTCAGTGGCTTCATGCTGAATCGGGCATTTTTGTTTTTCCGGGATTTTTGGGAGAGGCCGAATCGGGGCCTTTTTTATTATTTCTGTGGTGGGTGGACTCACCCGGCCCGACAAGGTTGACATAATATTCCCAAGGGTACAGGATGCCGTCAAAACATGCCGTAAACGCACCAAAACAGGCAAAAACAGGCATTTTTCAGCGGTAAAAAGTACGTAAAATATACAAAATACGTACTTTTTCAGATCAGGCAGGAGTTATATGTATTTAACTTTGTTTCATGGATTGAACTGCGTTAAATGTATCTTACTTCAGGCAGAATAATTTTACGGTGTGAACGTCCTGTCAGAGCATACCACCAGCCCACCATACCGTGCCAAAAAAGAGAACGTCCGTTCACGTCAGCCCGGATCAGCCAAAAAGTGACCGCATGTTCACAGAAAGAGAGACGGAAGCAGACCAGAAAATTGATCAGCCCGCCAGACGCGCAGAAACGGCCACAGACGGGCAGAGCAAGAAGGGAATACAATTTCACATCTTTGACCAGAAAACGCAGCACGGGCAAAATACGGCGCTGTGACGGCATGTTACGCCAGATTATTGCCAGACGTGCCGCAGAAAACACAGCACGACATGATCAGCAGATCAGCAGCGGATCAGGCCAGCCCGGAAAACCGTGCGAAAAACCGGCCGCACGTCAGCACAGCAAGCACCGGGAAATTGTGCAAGTTTAACAATAAAAACTCAATCTTGACGGCATAAAACACCGATTTTATTGTGCAAAACGTAAAACGTGAGTTAAACTCAAAAATTAGTGTTGACAATGAGTTAAACTCATGATATCATGATGCCAGAAAGCAAGAGGAAAACCGACACGGGCAGCCCGGTAAACACGGCGGGCTGCGGAAGGAAAGAAGCCAAAGACGGAACGCAGGAAGGCGAAAACCTGACTGTCTGGAACTTGAAAACTAAAATCCTTTGGAAGCAATAGGGCAAACTTCCCAGTGATTATTTCCCTTTTCCCTTTTCACTTCTACCGCAGCCCGGCCGGGCATACTCAAGCAATCCGGCCGGGCATGATGTAAAACAGCAAAACAATCAATCACTGTTTCGGCAGTGATCAGACGGCAGAAAAACTATTTCTGCTGCCTGATGAATGCCGGAAAGCATTCTAAAAAATCTGAAAAGGGGAATTTACAATGCTTACAATCAATACACTTCAGAACATGAGAGACAATGACGGAATGACGTTAAAGAACGGCCAGCCCGTAAAATACAAGTCTGGCTGGCAAGTTGCGCTTTCTGGCATTGAAACCCGCAGCGCTGCTGAAGCTCTGAAGGCAGTGAAAGACTTTGGGGAAAACTGCGGTATCTGGTTCTCTGACGGTATTTATTACATTGATCAGAGTATCCGTGTCAGCACAAAAAGAGAAGCGCTAACAATCGGCAGACTGTGCAATCAGATTTCTGTTCTTTGCTGGCGTAACATGAAACTTGCGTATTGCTAATACCTGTCTGATGATGATCTGCCGGTTACAGATCGAAACCGTGCTTTCTGCACGGTCACGGGAAACCGAATAAATGAAAAGGGGAATATATAATCATGAAATATCTGGATAAATGCACAACACTGGAAGAGCTGAAGAAAGCCTATAGAGCTTGGACAAAAAAGCTGCATCCAGACTGCGGCGGCAGTACAGAAGATATGAAGGTTTTAAATCTGGAATTTGAACAGATGTTCAACCTTCTGAAAGATCAGCACAACAGGACCGCCGACGAAAAGCATCAGTGCACAGAATGCCCGGAAGAGTTTATTGATATTATGTCAAAGCT